CCACGCTCACCGCCACCAAGATTTGGAAGGCGTGTAGAACCCATAGGGATCAACTCGTGGACACCGTAGTACTCAGGATTAACAACATATCCAGTATAGTTGGACTGCGTAGAAGGCATACAATCTGGATTAGCGTTTACAATCGAAACTACACCGTGGTCTGATTGATACAGATCAACAGCAAGTTTGATTTCACCTGAACCACCATCATAATTGACAGTGCGAACACCAGGGTTTGTACCGTTATTGGTATCAAAACCAGTACGAGCGAAATCAGAAATATCCCGGCGAAGTGCAGTATCAGCAACAAGCATAAGATTGTTGGTGTTTCCTGTAACCGTGAAGATAGATGTGATTAGCGTATTAAATGCGCTTTCGGTGAAGTTAGTACCAGCGTCCTGAACACTATCCGTAGGAGTACGGAATGTAGCAGGAACATCAGTAGGAACACCAGCACCACCAGTATTGGCAGTTGTTTCCAACCATTGGCCTAAGCCACGCATAGCATTAACTGATCCAGCACCATCCTCAGTCGAGGGGGAGTTGTTGGAGCAGAGTGTAGCTTCGATGTCACGCTTGAGTTCACGGATTGCTTTAGCTTCAGCTTGAGCGATCTTAGCAGGACCAACGGAGTCAACAGCTTCCTGTAGATCGGAAACCATATAATCACGGCGGAACTTTTGGATGCGGTTGCCAAGGCGGGCACGACCAGAGAACTGATCGGTGAACGCAGTTACGTCAGCACCTTCAGCAACACCTGTAGTAACAGGAGCGGAAAGAGCGTCAACGGTCCACTCTACGTTAGTAGCGGAAGCACGTTGTCTATCAGCAGAAGAAAGGACTGGAGTTTCCTCAGGGGCAAGAATTGTCAGAACATCTGTCAAGTCTTCCCGATTGGATACACCTGGACCTGTATTGGTTGTATCGAATGTATTTGAAAAGGACATTTTAAATAAGTGTAATTAGTTATCTGTTAAGCATTTTGAGTTTGCGAAGCTCTGCGAAATCACGAGCGTTACCCGTCTGTTTAAACCTAGCCTCAAGATTCTTGATGGCTTTGGCTGTTCTTGACGCAGCTTTTTCGGACTTGGCTGATCCGGGAGTACCGGTTCTAGGGGGATCTAATGTAACGGATGACTTGCTTTCTGCCACGGGCTTGCGTCCGTAGATGCTGTTTGTGGCGTGAGCAAACCAGTAGTCCAACTGAGCCGCTACTTCGGGGGCTTCGCGCTTAACGATCTGTTTAAGTTCTTTAAAACGCTTGTCTCCGACAGTAGCCTCGAATTGTTTACGAAGGTCATTATCTTCCCCTTCCAACCATTTAAGTTCTTTTTTAGCTCTCTCTCCGAACGCTTCGGTGAGTTGCTCGCCCTCGATTTGGGCTTGTACTTTTGATAGCTGGTCAGGAAGAAAAGTTTTCTGCGCTTTACGGGCTTTTAACAAAGCCTGGCGTACTTCCTTCTTCGTCCAATCCTTACCTTCAAGTTCGGCTACTACATCATCCGGGGAATACGCATCACTCTCAAAGAGAAGATCCTCTGCCCATTCGACAATGCCCTCGATCTCGGAAGCCTTTTCCTGTAACTTATCGACAGTATCTAAGTTACTGAAAGGGTTATTCTCGACTCTCTTGGCATTATCAAGGGGATTATCTTTATCCTTGAGTTTAGCTTCAAGCTGTGTAAGCCTTTCTTCAGCAGCCTTTCTTTTGGCTGTCAGTTCGCCGAAGCGAGCAACAGCACGACTACCTAGCTTATCAGCCAGTTCCCGTAGATCCTCCTCGGACATATCGTCCAAGTCCAACTGTGAAAGAACATCCTCGGACTCAGTACTTTCGGCTTCCTCGGTCGTCTCTTCGCTTTGGACTTCCTCGGTCTCCTCCAGTTCTGGCTCTTCGGTTTCCTCTGTGGATTCCTCCTCTGTCTCCGTTTGCTCCGGAGCCTTTGGTGTCATCTCACCGATTCGCCGCATAGCAAAATCCGTGACGGATATATTAGTATTGTCCACTGAACTTGGTTCTGCCTCAGCGATAGCAGGTGCGATTTCGTCTGTCATAATTTTCCACTCATTAACGCCGAGCGATGGCGATGGGCGGATTATAACACAAGGGTTATATAAACTCCTTGAACCTGTCTCTTAGTTCCTCCCAGCGGGCGAACTGTAGTACTTGGTCATAGGTAATAATACGACCGGACACCTGCTGAATAAGCTCCGTTGGGGCTTCGTGAAGTTCCTCAATCGTCTCCTCTCGGAGTTGGTGAATCATTGCAATGAACCGGGCAAATGCCTCGTGGTTATGCAACATCTTTACATCATCTTGGATACTCATAAATTACTTAGCAGCCTGTCTCATCAATGCTACTGTACGTGGACCACGGCTCTTGACTTGCTTGTACCAGTTTGAATCAACCATTTCATCAGCAGCACGGCTGTAGTCATTCTGCCCAAGTGCTGCCTTCATCTTCTCGAACTTGTTGAGTTTCGTTAATCCTAAGTTGAAAGCCATATCCACAATGGACTTCTTGACTGGCTCAGGTCGTCTTGCGAAACCTGGGTCAAACTTTTGAGCATCACTAAAGGCTTGTGTTAAGCTGTGATTGTAGAGACGAATAATATCGTTACGCTTTAACTTCTTGCCACCAAGCACTTCCTGAAGATTCAGTCCAATGTCAGCTAGAACCTTTTGGTTGTTTTTGTCCTCTAAGTTGAACCCAATACCGATGGTTCGGTTCCCTTTTGTATCCGTGTATACTTGATCTTTGAGTCCTTCATTTTCGATGAACATCTTTCTGTACTCAGTAGCCCGCATATCTTCGGCGCGGCGTTTGGCTTGTTGCGAAGGCGTAAGATTGTCAGCCATTATTATTGATGCTATTAATATAAGTATCGTTTTTATAAATTCTGCGTATCAATATCACCCATCTGTGCGGGTGCTGTACCGACTCGCCCGATCTGAGCGTTCTGTGCTTGCTGAACCTGGAAGGTGTACTGACCAGCGTACTTCTGGAGACGCTCCGCAAATGCGGGATCAGTCTGTAGACGCTGTGCAATGTCGGGCTGCTGGGAGTACTGCTGGATTACTTGGATCGCAATCGAAGCTCCAGCGGGACGAGCAGGTTGTTCGATACCCGAATAAATCTTAGAGAGATCGTCAGTAACACTTTGAACCACTTCTTGTTGTGCAGTTTCGACTGGCTGGAGTACTGCGTCAGCCATAACTGGGTCAATCTCAGCCGCCGCAATATCGAGCAGACTATCCACGTTAAGACGGTTATTCGCATTGAGTTGATTGAGTTGTACAAACTGAGCCAGTTTGCTTTTGACAGTTTCTGGGTCAGTGTTCTGAACATCGAAGTTAATAAGAATATCAAAGTTTTCATCAGGGTTTCCCTTGGTAAAAGTTAGTGGGTCAGGTGTCCCGGTTACCCGGAAAAAGACTTCGTCAGGTCCAAAACGCTGGAAGCATTTGAAAGCCATACGCAGGACCTCTGCGGTGTGGCTCAGGAACTTGTCCACCAGGAACTGTTGACGAATTTGACTAATGTTTGAGTTCTCGTCGAGACCTACTAATCGGTCAGCCTGAGTCTGCTGGGTCTGCTCCATTTCGAGGGAGCCTTGATTGTATGCAGGGGTCGGAGCGAAGTCCAAGTCACCCTTTCGGCGATACGGGATCATTCTGCCCGGTCCCCAGTCATTCGGGGCCTGCCCAACGGGGTGCAGAATCGGAGGTAGTGTAGCTAGGCTGTTTCTGTCAATCCTTGAGTCCCGCTCGACTTTAACTTGATTCTGTATCCCCCGAAGGACAGACGGAATAGTGTTCGTGTCATAGAGACGCTTGCTGTCCTCGGACAACTTGGTAACAACGACAGGATAATCTTCGTAACCGTTCAAAAGCTCGAACTTTGCATAGCCCTGAGCCATTTCATTGCCGTCAAAGTCCCGATGAAATACAGTGCAGTAAATCCCTTCTGAGCCGTCCTCTTGGTCAATTAAACGCTGATACCCGTAGGTGATCTCAATGAGTTCTTCAGCCTCGTATGCGTTATCGGTTAAACTGATAGAACGGCGACCCTCTTGTTCCCGCTCGATGCTATCAATGCTTACACCCCGATAATGCTCGATGACATAATCCACGAACCCTTCGTCCCAGCCATCAGTGATAACTTTATTTTCGAGTTCCTGCGGTGTGTAGTAAGTCCTCCAGAAACAGTACGGCGCACGTTGCGGGTCAGTTACATACGGGGGGAAGAAGAAGTCCCCATCGGGGGCGAGTGTTTTAACTTCGGGTGCATTGATCTGTCTACGAACTATGGGCAGTTCAGCCTCCCCATTTTTGCGTAAATCCTTGAGGGCTTTCTTGGCTCGCTTGGGAGTTGTGCCTTCAAAGGTAGCAATCAAAAGCTCCACAAGAGCTTCGTCCTCCTCGCCTGACTGGATAGCAGCCGATACCTCTGGGCTGATCTGGGAGATCTGCTGTAGACTTAGGTTCTGCAAGAAGCGGCGATCCTCCCGATGCCACCCGACATACGAGATCAAAATACCACGCTCAAGCAGATAGTTCGCCCCTAGTTCCATCTCACGATAGAACCGAGGAATGTACCCACTGGATACCATCCACTTCAAGAACCCGGAAACCAGTTTACTGCGAACAATGTCAGAACTCTCAACCGGGAACGCCCGGACGTTTGCCCGCTTCAGGGATGACATAAAGAGGGAGACAAGTCTCGTTATACGCTCATCAATAACGTGGCACTCACTATCGGAAGCACCCTCCCAAGGGAAAGCATCCGCTCCGTGCTTGCGGTGGTCACGGCTTTTGCCCGGCCAGTAGTTACGCCTGTCATCGTATGATGTACGGCACAAGTCAAAGTACGCCTCCAGTTCCGTGACGATCTGGTCGTAAGCGTATCGTAAAGTTTTGATGTCCGGCTCCTCAGCCAAATAGGTCAAGGATTCCGAGATTGAATCATTCTGCATCTTGTTCTGGATTGAGCTTTTCTCTTACGCCTTTGATAAGCGTAGTAACATAAGTCTTGGATACGCCGATTCTATCACACAGGTTGAGGGATTTCACCGGTACGCCGGATTCACCCTTTAAATACCTGCATAACATCTCCCAAGCAATCAACCTATCGGTCTGTTGCCTGCACCAATCCTTGCGGAGAGTGATGTCCTCAGGATTTGATGTAGCGATATGTGACTCCACTTTCATCTTCTATAGCCTCAAAAGTCATCATTTTGCCGATCATTTTACCTTTGTAACGTGCCGGGATGAGGACTGGAACCTTTTTGCCAATCTCCTTGCTGTAAACATAGTTGTATCTTTGGTTCGGGCACTCCGCTATGGCATTGCCCTGATAATGCTTCGGGGTGATTTCACCGATCATCATTGAGTTCTCTAGGATCTCTTGACCGCTCTCCCCGATCCAAGTAATTTTACCCCTCCCGGTGACTTCACTTTTGGGCAGTTTTTCGGTGACTATCTGCATAGCCTCCTCGAATGGAACATCGTAGTGCTCCGCTAGTTCCGTTAATCGCTTCTTTGGCATTTGTACCTGTCTCCTGTTGTTGAAAGTTTTTGATAGAGCTTGCCCCTATCAGTAACCCCCTTGGTTTCTCATTGTTGTTTGCATATCGTTGGATGCAAAGTAATCAGGGCCGTAGCCCCCGTTCGACATTCGCAAATAACGAATGACATCAAAAAAGTCCTTCAAAGCTTCATCCGATTTCCCTGATGAGTTATAATTGATCACGCTTTCGATCAAATTACCGCAGTCCTCGTGAATATAGCAACGGGGACGGTTCGCTTCATCAATGTCAAAGTTCGGGTTATAGAAGAACCACTCGTCCAAAGCAGTCGCACCAATCTGCTCAGTCTGCCCATCCGAAGCTATAAAGCTCAACCCGTAGTCATAGAACTTGGTAAAGAGGTCAACATTGTTCTCGTTCTCCTTGGCAAAGAACCTAGAATCCCCAATCCTTTCAGTTACCTCGATTCCTAGCTCCTCCTCGACCTCCTTGAAGAGTTCGCAGTACATCTCGACATCGTAACCAATCTTCTTAGCCGCTGGACCGTACCGCCACTTCGGGTCCCCGAATAAAGCCCACTCCCCGTAGGTCGCCCGATCCGGCCACTCCCTACGAATAAATATCTCCTCGTTCTCGCTTACGCCCGCCCAGATAGCGACATAGTTCCGGGCGAAGGCTGGGTCAACAACTTGATACCAAGTTAAATCCTTGCTGTCAGGGAATACTTGTCCGTACTTGTTCGGCTCCTTGGACAGAACATTTACTTCTGGGCTGAAGTTCGGCAGCAGAGAAGTCATTGACTTGGTCGGTAACCCATAGGCACGAACCATAATCTGGTCCTCGCTTGAGTTTCTGAGGTCCTTTGCTATTCTCTCGTACCCGCCGAATGGGTTCTCGTCGGAATGAAGGTACACAATCCCGGCATCACGCTCAGGGCTGTACTGCTTCACGGGAACCTCTCTGTCTAAAAGTTCTGCCCGCCTAGTCTCCAGCGTCTCCGCACCCTTCAGATACTCAGATACGAATGGCGTGTATCCATCAATAGGTGTAAAGCCTAGTAGCATTTTGCTATCACGGGTAGCAAGACGAAAACGAAGAGTATTAACCAAAGCCGCATCACCCAGGTACTCGTCCAGCCAAGCACCTATGTTCATTTCTTTCGCTCCCTTGAACCCGAACTCAAACCCCTCAAGGATAGTTTGATTATTTGAGAACTGGGTATATGTCTTGAAATCCACACGAGTTCTTGTATCCGGAAAAATAAATGAATTAGCTGTAAAACCATTTTGCATAGAGAAGTTGATGTATCCCTCTATACTCTTCGTTTTTCGCTTGAACTCCTTAGGCATCATTTCCCAGACCGCTGCCTGCTGTACCTTTACAGAGGTATCCGCATTTTGAGAAAAACAAACAACGTGACCGTCCTCGTTCTCGGTGACAGCTTGCATAACCATCTTGGCGCAGCCCGTAGTCTTGCCTGAACGGTTCCCGCCGAAGGTAATTACTTCATCGTATTGACTAATCGCTTGACGTATCCTTGACCAACCTGACAAATCAAAGCCGTGACGCAGGGGATCTTCCTCCGCTGCCCGTATCCTTCCCTCGTGCGCCTTGTGCAAATCAGCCAGCAGCTTAGGGTCAATCTCACCTAACTGGACGATCTCCTCATCGCTCGGTGGCTTGAGGATCGGGTGATCTGTGAATACCAGTTCCATCTACTTTATTTTAGTCATCAAATAAACCCAGAAGCAGAGGCACAGGAACCAAACTAGAATTGCTATTTCAATATGCATTTTCGCCTCCGTTATCCTCGTCCACTTCCCAGTCAATGACCCAGTCATCCTGGAGGGCTTCGCTCTTGATGTCCTCCTGCATTTCATTGATCAACATCTTCCCAACGGGTAGGTTCGTGTAATCATAGTAAACATCCCCGGAATCATCCATTACGCAGAATAAAAAGTTAGGAAAATGCTCGGCTAGGATAGCTCGAACCTTCTCGTACACATCTTCGCTGTGTTCATCAATAATCATTTTTTACTCAACATCTATGACCTCTTCTGGGTCAACCTTCTTTGCCTTGGCTATTCGATCCTTTGCGGCCTGTATCGTAGCCTCGTAATCCTCCTGCGTGATCACCTTTCTGTCCTCGGTAATACTCGTCGCCTCTCCCCTTGCTGTCAAAGCCTCCCTAGAAGCATTAGCCTTAGCAATGGATAACTCCTTCAAGTCCCGGAAACTGACCTCCATTTCGGGGTCCTCCTCCAAACGATCCCGTACCTTTTCAATTAAATCCTCCTCCAAGCTAGAGAGATTCAGATAGTTCCTAGCCGCTATCCTCCCCGAAATTTCGCGGAACTTGCCAACGAAGTCAGCATAGTCAGTAAGGACACTGAGAATCGTATGACGCTCGAAGCCGTACTTCCGCATCATCTTGGTCTGGGATACACCTACACTATGCAGATACAATATCTCAGCCACCTTCTGCGGGTCATATAGCGTCAAGGACTTACGCTTTAACAGGGACTTTTCCTGGCGTACCTCAGAGATAGCCTCAGCAATCTCCTGCATCAATTCTTCCTTATCTTCCATATTACTAGGGATACAAACATATTAACACATAGGGTCAATACTTTATTGGACACTTAACCCTCTGATGGAGTGCCTATTATATGATTTGACAGCTTTGGACTTAGACCATATGATATACTGCGTACCATAAGGCTGCAACTTCATAAGGCTTGGCTTCCTTAACTAATATTTTTTGTAAAAAAATAAGGGAGTCAAAGGTCAGTCAATATACTAGGACTGCCCTGCTTCCTTAAGGTACACAGAAACCAGTAGCCAGGCAGTCGAAGCCCCTTGAGTAGAACAGAGTTCTACGAGAGCCGGCAATCCACGATTGACCGCCTTGAGTCAGGTATTTTTTTAGGGGCTGATTGTTGTATATATATACGAAGCAGCGCGCGCACGCGCGACCGCCCCCACCCC